TGTTCTAAAACGTACTAGCTCATTGTGAAGTAATGTTCTATCGCCGTTTTTTTCGCCGGCTTCAACATTTACATAATCTGGAGGTCCTTCACTAGCATGTGTTTTTCGTATTAGTGTATTATCTCCGTCATCCATTACAAAACTTGAACCTCCAAGTCTGTTAACAAATACACTTTGCGACCCAGGTCCAGCTGCTAAACCTCTTAGTGAAAAATCACGTTTATCTACTGGTCCAGGAGTGCTTATTCCAAAAACACTGCTAGGTACTTCTCGCCTAGCACTTGTCGAAGTTGTTCCTCTATTATCGTCGTTTAAAAGACCTTGGACTTCTAATACTTGTGTAAAATCTTTATTGTATGGTTTTGGAAATTTAGTTGGATCTCTTGCTTCGCCTTTTTCGATGTACTTGTTATATTCACCAACAGGAAGTTTTTGTCCTTTTATATTATTCGGTGTTCCGTCGGTTGTAATTGTTGTACTGGCTTTACCGTCAGGCACCATAAAATTCATATGTTTATCTTGTATACAACCTATCCAATAACCTTGTGATACATCGCCTTCAGCAAAAATTACTAATACTCTTGCGCCTGGATCTGGCGGAACTGCCCAAAACCCATAGCTTTTTTGAGAACTTGCATAACCGTCATTTGGTGTTGTATGGTTAGGATTTGTTACTCCATAAAATGGGCTGAGGTATTTTACTATAACACTAGTACCTATTTTATTAGGTATTGAACCTGAGCTGCCTCCTTTGAGTATATCTACTTTTAAACTTCCCATATAATGAGGGTCAAGGTTACTAACCACAACTGCTTCATATGGTCCAGGTCCTATTGATTTTTCTAATTTTTCTCTATTAGTTCTTTTACTTTCGCCGGACATTACTGCGGGCCTCCTGTATTTGGATCTGATTCTTCAGGTGTTGTTGGTAGTGTAGTAGTAGGTTGATATGTTGCATTATAATTTTGATATGCTGCTAATACCTTGCTTCCAGTGTTATAACTATATAAGTTATCATTCACGTCTGTAGGCAAGTACTGGCGCAATACATCTCCAAATCCGCCTTGTATTTGATTGCTTACTTGTAGTCGTTGTGTTACTGGCTGTGTCCCTGACACAGTTGGTTGACTTTCAACTGTTTGTTGTGCAGCAGTTTTTACTGTGCCATCTGCATTGTGTGTTTGGCCATATTTTGCGTTCCATGCTGCCAGTGCTTTACCTTCCAAACCCAAACTAATTCTAGGTGCAACAGGTTGTAATGTTGGAACTTTAGCACTTGTTGATCCAATCTGTTCACGTCCTCTTGGGTCGTTATCATCTAATTGGGTACTTGCATTATCACTTGTTTGTGCTTGTGGTGGACTTCCATCCTCTGGTAAAGGCGGTTCTTGATCAGGTGCTTTAGGTATTAATCCGTTGCGCGGCCAGTCTAGCGTTCCTCCTTCAAAAGATGCTGCTGAGAAGTGCATAGCATCAACAGAACTTTTCCAGTTGCCTCCCCATCCAAGTCCGTGTTTCTTAGCAAGTGCTAACATTTCATTTCCGGTTCCGTCTTCAGGCATGTCTGTAGGTTCGCCGCTCGGAAGTGGTTGCGGCCTTGGTCTTTTATAAGCATTTTCTGCGGAATTAATATCTATTGCTAGACCACTAGCATGATAACTTGGTTTACTTGACCCGATTGACGTGCGGTTTACATAGCCGCCTAATGTTCTAATTTCATAACCGTAAAAATCTTCAAGTTCGTCTATAAGAGCTTGAAACTGTTCTCCTACAATTTTTGCAACTTGTGTTGTTTTTCCAGACTTAGTTGTAATAGTAACAAGTTCTCCATTTTTCTCCGACTGTAAAGGTCTAGCAATTCTTCTTGATGAATTAGGCGCAACTCTTTCTGTTGGATCTTGACCAATCCTTTCTGCTAAAGGTCTTTCATTAGGGTTTAATGATTTAGATTGTGGATTTTCTACTAATGTCTTAGCTGTACTGATACCTTCGGTACTTTGATTCTTTCTACGAAGTAAGTTTAACTTTTGTGTAAATTTATTACCTGATATACTTGTAGTTAATGTTAAAATTTTATACAATCCGCTAAAACTATCTACCGGTATAGTGTCTCCTGGAAATTCCATTATTCCTGAATTCATACTATAGTCTATTGGGGTCCTAAAGTTAACTAAAATATCTACTTCGCTTCTTTGATGATCAATACTACCGTCTGCTGTAATATTAATACTAGGTCCTTGTGCTGCTGTGTAGTTTCCTACACCGCTATCAGGTATATAAAAAGGGTCTCCCCAAATTTCCAGTTCAGCAGTAATTAAATCTGCGTCACTATTTAAAAGTGTATTATGTAGTTGTCTAGCTAAGTTAGTTGCTGCTGTGGCATTAAAGTTATTGCTTGTAAATCCAACTTGGTTTACAGCTTGTGTTGTTCCTTCAGGTAACGATCCGCCTGAAGTATCAGGTGTTAACGTAGGTTCAGGTCCTTCAGCAGTTGATTTGTCTCTACTACCATTTATTTGCGCACTGCTTAGTTGTCCTAAGTCTGCTCTCATAGCTTCAAAGAACGCTGCATTAAATTTAATTTCAAAACCTAATACGTCAGTGTTCATTCCGCTATAGATATAATTGTATGACTTAGGTGCTTGTTTTGCTAATGCAACATTGCCTTTTGTTGTTTTGTTAGGTGAACTAAATTGTGATACATTAACATCATACCTAACTACATCATATACAAAGATTCTTGCACTCTTACCTGTAATATTCTCAAAATCCGGATCGTCGATCATATACACTTTAGGTTCAACCTTAAACCAAGGTATATTTCCTTCTTCGTTTACTAAATCTAATGCTGATTTTCCGTATGTACTAACTAACACAATTTCTTCAATAATCTTAGTTATCGGAGTGCCTTGACTAAATTTAAAAGTTCTATTACTGTCACTGATTGTTAATTCAATACCATCTCTTTCATAAAGTTTTTTATCTTCATTCCAAGTGTATAAGCCTAAACCAAATGGCGAATCGCCGCTTGAATTTGTTCTATCTAACATTGGAGCTGCGCCAATTGGGTTAAGATCACTAACAGCACTACCTCGTAACACTCCTAATAAACTACTTGAATTTGTATCTAGTCCAATATTTGCAAAATAGTCTGTAATATTTCGTGCTGCGGCATCACTAATATCTGTACCAAGACGTGAAGCAACAGATTCACGATCAGTAACTGTTGCTGAATTATCGGCTGCTGTTTTTGAATCACCTAACGTAGGATTTCCTGCATCTCTAGAAGTTGGAAATCTAATAAGATAAAAGTCGCTTGTCGGCATGCCTGCACTTTGTGCAACTTCTTGTAATTTAGCATTCATTGATGTTGTAAGACTTTGCTCGCCCGCACACAAACATTCAAAAACATTTGAACCTGTAATTTCAATAGTATCCTGTATGTTCATTATTTCGTTCATTAATGCAGATTCGTTCCAAGGTATACAATTAACAGTATATGTTGAGCCGCCTTTTTCAACATCAAACTCTACTGACATTAATTTAAAAGGAATTTTTCTATTTGAATACTTAATAGGTTCTGCTATACCGTTATCGTTCCATCCTACGAAATCTAGTTCGAGCAAATAAGGTGCTTGCAGGTAATTTTGAAACCCTCCACTAAATGCTGCTGCTTGTAACGACTGTAGAAATAATCCCATTGAATACGGTTCTTGCACTTGAAAAGAAAATTGCATAGACTGTGCTACACCTGCTTGTTTAGATGGAGCAATAACTGATTCAAGTTCAAAGTTATCAATAAAGTATTCTAAATTTCCAGGTTCAAGTCCTAAAGCATCATACGCTGTTTGTATTCTCTTATCATCAATTCCGCCACCGCCTGATCTAAGTATAGTAAAATCGGCTCCGTTTTGTCTATACGAGTCTTGTGGGTTATTAATACTATTTGTCGAAAGTACACCTAGTGTAAAAATACAATTATAAGAGTGGTATGCTTCTAGCTGATTTTTTAAAACTGCACCAGGTCCTGGAGGATATGTTTCTGCTGTAGATGTTGATCCAATTTGAGAAGTTGATTGTAATGCAGTCTCGAGTATTGTTTCAAGATCTATTATTGGTGTTGTTAATGATCCTATTTGTCCATAAACATCTTCTAGTGCTGCGGTTGCTGAATTTGCAAGTCCGGTCAACGATGAAACAGATCCAGGAAGAATATTAGTAACATAATCTTGTATTGCTGATCCAGTAGATGCTCCAAATCCGTTAGCAAACTTGTTTAATGACGGAGGAAATATATCTTTAAATTCGCCTGTTGGTGCAGCAAATTTAGACATTAATCCTTGAGGACCTTTAGCTATTAATTTTCCTACAGTGTCAACATTAGCAAATTGATTATCTAGTACCTTTACCTGACTTGAAAAACTAGATGCTGTTGCACTTAACCCATTTTTCAAAGGACTAAAATCAGGAGTCTGAATATTTCCAAACGATCCATCTGCTGCTTTGGCTAGAGCGGCTGTCTTGTTTTGTATTATCTTACTAGGATCTATCATATATTAAACGCCTAAAACTTTTTTTAATTTATCTGGTGAAGGTAGATATATTTCTGTTCCTGCTATAAAATCAAAAACAGGATCTTTTATAGTATTCATATTTCGTTGTGCAAATACCCACCATAATTTAGGAGTACCATAATAATCGTAAGATAGTAAATCAGGACGATATGTATATTGAGGTTCAATAGTATAAACGCTATCGTCAGCACTTTCTGGAACAGGACGTATTCTCAAAATATCAAGTGCGCCTTGAGCAGTGTATCCTGTATTATTCCAAGGACTTGTTGTAGTATATGATGCCATTAAATAAACCCTTGTCCGCTATTAATATAATTTCCATTTACAAAACTGTTTAAATTAAATTCTGATACTCGTCTTCGTGAATAAGTAGGTTTCAGCGTTACTGAAATTTGACTCGACGTAGGCACCCATGTTGTACCAGCATTACTATTTTCGTCTCCTTGAACAACAGGAGTAAGTAAAGGAGTTGCAATGTAATCTACGTCAGCTGGTAAATCAACTGTAAAGTTTGCTACTACGCAAGGTACTTTGTTAAACACATAATCACCGTATCCGCTTAATTTTACTAGTGGAGGCGGAGCACCTGAGTTATCACCTTGTCCATAAAACATTTTAGTAACACTTCTTAAGTAATGTACACATGCAACCCAATACTGGCCTTCTTCAGCAGTTTCAATATTAAATTCGCCTGTAATTACTATATCATCCGATACACTGTTATCATATATTTGGAATGGATAATTTGTATGTACTGGTTGTAAACTATTATAATTAGCACTATGGCTAACAATAATTGTTGGTGTGTAAGGAAAACAAAATCCGCCTGTTTTTGTCAAAGGTGCAATAAGTCCTGCACCTGATAGTGATGGCGGAATACTAAGTTTTACCCTCCAATCAGTATCTTTAGTTGCTTTACTAAATGATGCTGATGCTTCGCTTTTAACTTGGCCAGTATCTGGCTTAGGTAAATTTGCTCCTCTTGACTCTTTTGCAAAACCAAAGGAACTAAACAATTCGTTTGCAACGTCATTGATTGCAGAGTCAATAGCACCTATGCCCGTTTTTAAGTTATTACCTACAAAATTCTTCACAGATGCTTCTGCTTCATTTGCAAAGTTACCAGCTGTATTTTTTATAATATTTCTACCGATGGATTTTGGGTCAAAAAGTGCCATAATCATATCTCCTATTATACTTATTTAGTTGACATAATTAAGTATGTAGTTTATAATATGTTTATACTAACTGGAGATATTCAATTGAGAAAACGAAATTACCTAAATAACAAAGATATTCTATCTGAAATACACAAATCAAAGAGCACATACTGTAGCTTTATTGAACCTGAACATGCACAGTTTGACATCATTTTACTAGATGTTGACAAAATAAACATAAGAACTATAGCCGAAGCAAAGCGAAACAAAGCAAAACGTCTTAGTACTGCGGATTACGAAGCAAGAAGAATGGCTGGAGAAAAAGTTAAGCAAGCAGAATGCGAAGTTGACTATAGAAAAATTACTAAAGAAGAGCTAATTTTCCGTGTTATGACGTTTGATCATATCCCAGAAGAGCCAGGAAGAAAAAAGAACCCAAAGACCATTGCTGACACAAAAGTAAAGCTAAACTTTCCACCATTCCACCATTACAAGTTTGACGAAGACGGAGTCTTGCAATTAGTAGGAAAAAGTCACTGGGAAGGCGGCATGCAAAACGGTGCTTTCAATCATAAACACGGAAAAGCAACAAATACACTTGCTACTATGTGGTTAAAGTTAGTTGACAGATATGCTACCCGAGGCAATGTACGTGGTTACACATACAATGACGAAATGAAAGGTCAAGCAATACTCCAGTTAGCACAGATTGGCTTACAGTTTGACGAATCAAAGTCAAACAATCCATTTGCATATTACACAGCAGCCGTTACTAACAGTTTTGTACGTGTTATTAACATTGAAAAACGTAATCAAAACATTAGAGACGACATTCTTGAGATGAACGATCTTAATCCTAGTTACACTCGACAACACCAAGGTGAATGGGAAGCTTCTGTTAAAAGAAACGAAGAAGCAGGATTTTCTATACACAAAGACACAAAAACCGGTTGACTTTTATAGTATTTGACCTTATAATTAATAAGAGTGAATAGAGGAATCTAAATTTGTTTAAGAAAGCAGCAGTTTTTACTGACATACATTTTGGCCTAAAAGGCAACAGTCGCATACATAATGATGATTGCGAAGAATTTGTAGATTGGTATATCGAAAAAGCCAAAGAACACGGATGCGAAACAGGAATATTCTGTGGCGACTGGCACCATAACAGAAACAGCCTTAACCTTACAACTATGGATGCAACTATTCGTAGTTTAGAAAAACTTGGTAAGGCATTTGATAAATTTTATATGTTTGTGGGTAATCACGACTTGTACTATAAAGACAAGCGCAATGTTAGTTCAACTATATTTGGAAAACACATTGAAGGTATTACATTTATAGATGAAATTTATCAAGAAGATGATGTGGCTCTTGTACCGTGGCTAGTAGGCGACGAGTGGAAGAAGATTGAAAAAATTAAGTCCAAGTATATGTTTGGGCATTTTGAATTACCAAGTTTTTATATGAATGCTTTGGTTAGAATGCCTGATCACGGTGACTTACGCCCTCAACACTTTAAACATCAAGAGTACGTGTTTAGTGGACATTTCCACAAACGTCAAGTACAAGGTAAAATACATTATATCGGAAATGCTTTTCCTCACAACTATGCAGATGTAGGTGATGACGAACGTGGCATGATGATCCTCGATCGTGAGAATAATAAAGAGCCTGAATACATTAATTGGTGGAACTGTCCTAAGTATAGAACAATTAAACTTTCAAAATTAATTGACGATGCAGATGCTTTTATTAAACCTAAAATGTATCTAAGAGTTGAACTAGACTTACCTATTAGTTATGAAGAATCTAGTTTCATTAAAGAGACATTTATTAAACAATATAACTGTCGTGAAATTACACTAATTCCACAAAAACAAATTGAAGAAATTACTACTGATTTAGATATTAGTACGTTTGAATCAGTTGACCAAATTGTAGCAAGTGAAATAACAGAACTTGATACAGAAAATTACGATAAATCGATGTTACTAGACATCTATCATGGATTAGAGAGTTATTAAATGATTCGCATTAAAGACCTAACTGTTAAAAACTTTATGAGTGTGGGTAATCAAACACAGGCTGTAGATTTTAACAAAGACAACTTAACGTTAGTACTTGGTGAAAATTTAGATCAAGGTGGGGACGACAGTGGCTCACGTAATGGTACTGGTAAAACTACAATCATTAATGCACTAAGTTATGCATTATACGGTACTGCACTTACTAATATCAAACGAAACAACTTGATTAATAAAACTAACAGCAAAGGAATGTTAGTTACACTACACTTTGAAAAGAACAACGTAGACTACAGGATTGAGCGAGGACGCTCTCCTAATATTTTAAAGTTTTATGTGAACAATCAAGAGCAAGAACAAATTGACGAAAGTCAAGGTGATAGCCGTAAGACACAAGAAGAAATTGATTCCTTGTTAGGAATGTCGCACACAATGTTTAAAAATATTGTTGCACTAAACACATATTCAGAACCGTTTCTTGCAATGCGTACAAATGATCAACGTGCTATTATTGAACAACTATTAGGTATTACATTATTGTCTGAAAAGGCAGAAGTACTAAAAGAAGGTACACGTAGAACTAAAGATGCAATTACCGAAGAAACTCTTAAGATTGAAGCAATACAAACTGCTAACAGTAAGATCGAAGGCACTATTGACAATCTAAAGAAGAATCAACGTGCATGGGTCGCAAAACAACGATCTGATGTTGAAAAACTTAACAAAGCTATTGGTGAGTTAGAACAATTAGACATCGATACAGAACTTGAATTGCACGAAAAACTATCAAATTGGACTGAACATAATAATTCTATTTTGGCTCTTAAAAAGGAATTAAGCACATTAGAGCCGGCACTATTACGTGCTGACAGATCTGTTGAAAAAGCAAAAAAAGATGCCGCTGATTTAGATCAAGGCACATGTCATTCGTGTGGACAAGATCTTCCTGCTGATAAAAAAGCAGAGATAGAAAAACGCAAACAGTCGGAATTAGAAGATGCTATTTCGTATCAAACAGAGATACAAGAAAAGGTTTCTTCTGTTGCTGAAGCACTAACAGAAATTGGTGACATTAACGGCAAACCTACAACATTTTACGATACTGCAAAAGAAGCATATGAACATCGAAGCAACGTTGAAAATTTACGCAATGCTTTGATAAGTAAACATGAGGATACAGATCCTTATCAGAGTCAAATTGACGAATTAAACGATAGTGCAATTCAAGAAGTTAATTGGGAAAGTGTAAATCAATTAACGTCTTACAAAGAGCACCAAGATTTCTTATTGAAACTGCTTACTAACAAGGACAGTTTTATTCGTAAAAAGATTATTGATCAAAATCTTGCATATCTAAACAACAGGCTTACATACTATCTTGACAAATTAGGCTTACCACATCAAGTACTATTTCAAAATGATCTAGCTGTTGAAATTACACAGTTAGGACAGGATTTAGATTTTGATAATTTAAGTAGAGGCGAACGTAACAGATTGATTTTAGGACTATCATTTGCATTTAGAGATGTTTGGGAAAGTTTATATCAAGGTGTTAATTTACTGTTTATTGACGAATTAATTGACAGTGGTATGGATACAGCAGGTGTTGAGAATTCACTAAGTGTCCTTAAGAAGATGGCTAGGGAACGTGAAAAGAATATCTACTTAATTAGTCACAAAGACGAACTAGTTGGTAGAGTTAATAACGTATTAAAAGTAATAAAAGAAAACGGTTTCACTAGTTACGAGAACGATGTAGAAGTTGTAGAATGAGTAACGAAAAATTTAATAATGCATGTAATAGAATAGCACAGCCATGTCCGCCTATATGGATGATGAGACAAGCTGGACGGTATCAAAAAAGTTACATGGAACTAAAAGAAAAATACACGTTTGAACAAATGTGTAAATTGCCGCAACTTGCTATGCAAACGGCAATGCTACCGATTAACGAGTTTGACTTTGATGCCGCAATATTGTTTAGCGACATACTTTGGCATTTAGAAGGATTAGGATTTCCTGTTGAATTTGCTCCAGGTCCTAAGTTTACAGAACACTTAACTGAAGAAAACTATTCTAAGTTTACTGATGTTGACTCAGCAATGTTACACCTTGAATTTCAGAAAAAAGCAATTATTGCTACAAAAGAAAATTTGTCGCAAAAGAAAAGTTTGATTGGCTTTGTAGGTGGTCCTTGGAGTTTACTTAACTATGCGTTAGGAACTAATAAAGTTAGTAAAGAGTTTAAAACAATGTATCTTAAAACTGTACTTGTTCCTCTAATAAAAGAAAGTATTAGAGAGCAAAAAAGAGCAGGTGCTGATGTTGTAATGATACTCGATAGTGGACTAGACAATGTTAGTAAAAGTTATTACGACACTACATATATAGAATTTCTTAAAGAAATTGCGTTAATTGGTGATGTAGGTTATTATGTTAGAGGCATACCAGAAGGAAGTCTTTCTAAAATAAAAAAATTAGACTTCGCTGGCATTGGTATTGACAGTTCTCAAGATTTACCTAAAACATTAAAAACATATTCAAAAGGATTTGTTCAAGGAAACTTTAACGAACAATTTTTATTACTTGAAACAAGATTATTCAAATACGAATTAGATAAGTGGTTAGACACACTATCAGGTGTAGACACTACAGGATGGATATGCGGATTAGGACACGGTATTACAAAAACTACTCCAACAGATCATATTCATCATTTTGTAAAAACAGTTAGGAGTCATTTTAGTTCATGATTAGAGTCGGTGCAAGAGGAAGTAAATTAGCTCTAGCATATGCTAGGAAAGCATGTGAGCAATTAGATTGCGAAACTGAAATTATTGAAATTACAACTCCAGGTGACATCGACACCGAAACTCCTATATACGAAATGGGAGGTAAAGGTGTATTTTGTAGTACAATTGAGCAAGAACTATTAAACGGTAATATTGACGTTGCTGTTCATAGTTTAAAAGATGTTCCTGGCCAAGAAACAGACGGATTAATAATTGCTGCAATGTTGCAACGAAACAGTCCTCATGATGTTCTTATTGGAAAAGTTAGTTATAATTGCACTATTGGAACTAGCAGTCCTAGACGTACTGCACAATTATTAGATCTTTACAAAGACTTGAGAATTAATATCAAACCTATTAGAGGAAATATAGATACTAGGTTAGAAAAACTTGACAATGGCGAGTATGATGCTATAATACTAGCAGAAGCTGGGCTTCAAGCACTTAATATATCAAGACCAACAGTTAAGGTACCAACTATTCCTGCTGTAGGACAAGGTATTATTGCTTTGCAGACTAGACAGGACGACGAAGAAACAATAAAAATAGTTAAACAGGCAAATCACGATAAAACATTTAAACAGGCAACAATTGAAAGAGCATTTTTAAAAGGCATAGACGGAGACTGTCATACAAAAATAGCAGCTCACGCAACTGGATCAAATCCAATTACACTTAAAGCAATGTATTATGAATGATGACATACACGACGAATTAGTACAAACGTACTTAAAATACTTTCGGGCAAATGAAAAATTTGCTAGACGTAATTCTGTTAGACTACATGCCGAGGTGCGAAGACATCTTAGAAATCTAAGAAAATTAGCCAAAATAAGAATGGAAGAGATACACATATACCAGGCAGAAAACAAAGTAACCAGAAAAGACATAGATAAAAAATAGGCACGGTAAGTAAGTTCATGCAGTGGACTTATGAAGGCAAAATTATAGACAATATACCAGACGAATACGAAGGTTTTGTTTATATCATTACAAACACCACTACAGATCAAAAATACATAGGCAAAAAACTAGCAAAGTTTAAAACTACTAAGCCACCACTTAAAGGCAAGAAAAATAAAAGACGCGGTTACAAAGAAAGCGACTGGAGAACATACTACGGTAGTTCTGATAGATTAAACGCAGATGTAGCCGAGCTAGGCGAAGACAAGTTTACAAGAGAAATATTATACCTATGTAAAGGTAGGGGCGAAATGTCCTATATAGAGGCACGAGAGCAGTTTGACAGGCGAGTACTTGAAACTGATGATTACTATAATGGTATCATTAATGTTAGAGTAGGCGGATCAGACAAACTTAAACAGGCATTGCTAGAACATCACATCAAGGCAAAACATTCCAACACCTAAGGTTGGCGGGCCAGATTAGAAATACCGCTGTGGAAAAAGCTCTCGTATAGAAGCACACGTACATATTGATTGACACACCAGAGTGTGGAAGCCACCAAACAAATTGGGCTCACTAGTTGA